CTGGTACATTATGGTTCCCTATGGGAAAAGATTTCTTAGTAGAGCTAGAGAGTGAATTCTTATCATTCCCTAAATCTCTACATGATGATTTAATTGATAGTTTAGCACATATTTCAGCTATTGCGAGTCCACCTGTTGGTACATTTGGAACAGTAAGTACAGCTGATATACCGATGGGAGGTGCAATGTAAGATTGGCTGAAGATTTTACAGTAGAATTAACAGGCGAAGAAGCCGACAAAGCTTTACTAAGTTTGGTAAAAGCCGATATTGCAGAAGCAGAAGCATATCAACAATCTATAATCCAACCAACAGTTCGTGAAAGATACAATATTTATTATGCTGATAAAGAGTATTATGCTAATAAGTTTCCTATTTTAAGTAAAACATCTTCTTTAGTATCTACTGATGTTGCAGATACTATTGAATGGGCGTTACCATCTTTAATGAAGGTATTCACAGGCTCTGATGAGGTAATTACAGTCGCTGGTGTCACCGAGGAAGACGACCAAAATGCTGAAGTAATGCAGGATTTATTAGTATATCAATTACAAAGACAGAATAAGTTCTTTCCTTTATTATATAATTGGATGAAGGATGCTTTAATTACTGGTCTTGGTATTATCAAATGTTACTGGGAACGCACAGAAGGATGGACACCAGAAACAGCGAAGCTGAATGCAGACGCATTAAAACTATTAACACAAACTGGTGTTGAAATTACGAACGTTGAAGGCCCTGATTTGATGGGGGATTTTACCGTAACATGGAATTCTCCGTATTACATTAAGAACAGTCCTAAATTAGAAAACATATTAGTATCTGAGTTTTTATATTCTCCAGATGCTAAAAATCTCGAAGATGCGAATTTTGTTGCTCATCGCAAGAAAGTAACGATGTCTCATCTTCGTCAAAAAGAAAAAGAAGGTATTTATGCCAATGTAGATAAGGTTCATCCAGATAATGGCCCTACAACTTGGGTTATGGACCAAGTAGAAGATGCTATTGGCGACCATTATACTCCTTTACATAATAATCAACAAGACAAAGCTCGTGAAGAAGTCACTATTTATGAATGTTATACAAAAATCGACTTTAATAACGATGGTATTCTTGAAGATATGATTATTACCATTGCTGGTGATGTAATCCTTCGAGCAGAGCCTAATTATATGGGTAGGCATCCATTCTTTGCTATTTCACCAACTAAAGACCCTCATCGTATTTGGGTAAAACGCTCTTATGCAGAACTGATTGGTGAGTTGCAAGACATGAAAGTGGCGTTGACTCGTCAAATTGTACAAAATATTGCATTGACTAATGACCCTAAGATGATTTTAGCAGAAGATAGTATTAATATCTCTGACTATATTGAGGGACGTAAAGTAATACGTAAAAAACCCGGTGCTAATATGGGTGATGTAGCTATGTCTATGCCTGTAAATCAGTTATCACCACAAACATTCCAGTTTTTAGAGTGGTTAGAAGGGCAAAAAGAAAACCGCACTGGTATTACACGGTATAACCAAGGCCTCGATGCTAACAGCCTAAACAAAATGTGTGATATTCACCATATGATACCACTAGCTAATGGTAAATTCAAAGAATTAAAAGACATTGTAGACGGTGATATTCTTGTAGGTCAAAATGGTCAACCGACTACCGTTGTTAAAGCACATGAAATTCAACTTCCTAAAAAAGCATATGAATTAAAATTCTCTAATGGAGAAGTAATTCGTGCTGGTGGTGAACATTTATGGACAATCCAAAACCAACGTGGCACTAGAAAAACGGTTGATACAGACTATATCTTCAATTATATGTCAAAATATAAAGAGAGAGTCTACATTGACCGTGTTCAAAAACCTTTATCAAGTTTAGATAAAGATTTGCCATTGGACCCATACTTCTTAGGTTTATGGTTAGGCGATGGTGGTAGTTGGCAAAACGTATTCTGTTCAGAAGATGAAGAGATTATCGAATATGTAAATAATTGGACTATTGAACATGGTGGCTATCTTGAAAAAACTAAGCACCAAAATTCTGGTAAGGCAGTAACATATCGCATTAAAGATACAGATTTAACTAATATTTGTATTGATTTGGGTATTCGTAAGTCATATAGTGAAAATAGCGGCGTTAAACACATCCCAGAAATCTATTTTGAAGCAAGTTACGAACAACGCTTAGAATTACTTCGTGGTTTAATGGACACAGATGGTTGTCATCATAGCGGTGGGTTCTGTATCTTTATTCAAAAAGAAGGTCAATTATGTGATGATGTAGTTAGATTAGCGAAATCACTTGGTTGGGACGTAACAGTTACAGAAACAAATCCCGGAAAACTTGCTAAACCTAATACTAAATATTACAATATTGGTATTTCTGCGTTAGATAATCCGTTCAAACTAGCTAAAAAAGCTAAAAAATGGAAACGTCAAACTAGAATAGTTAATAAAGTTCGCATTGTTTCTATTACTGAAATTGAACCTATCCCAATGCGTTGTTTAACAGTAGATGCTACAGATGGTCAATTTTGTATTGAATATACCTATACCGTGACTCACAATACGGCCACAGGTATTAGTGCAATCCTTGGGCAAAGTGCACAAAGACTAGAGCTAGTGGCTCGTATGTTTGCGGAGACAGGGATTTCGGAACTGTTTCGTTTCATGGTTAGCCTTAACCAAAAATTCGTTGACCAAGATACAGTGGTTCGGCTAACAAATAAACAGTTACGTATAAGCCCTGACGACTTAAATGGTAATTTTGATTTAGTGGTAAATGCTGGTATCAGTATTTCTACTAAAGAGTCTACTATTATGACGTTACAAACAATGCTTACAGCGTTAATGCAAACACAAGCAGCTGGTATTCCTATTGTTACACCACAAAACATTTACAATTTGTTTAAAAAATGGATTGAAAGTGCTGGTTTTAAAAACTATAATGATTATGTTACAGACCCTGCGGTAGTACAACAACGTGCTATTATGGATATGCAACTTAAACAACAAGTATTAAGTCAATTACCACCACAAGCACTTCAAGCTTATATGACATTTGGTGTATTGCCACCTCAATATTTATTAATGTTACCACCTGAATTGCAGTTATTATTTGGAGGTGAAGGTAATGGAACAGAACAAAGTGGATTATTCGGAGCTTTCCAAGGAAACCAACAATCTACAGGCGGAAATGATGCAACGGGATTTAGCTTCGGCGGTGCAAACCTTGCTCAAGGATTGGTTGGAGGCGTATCAAGGACTGATAATCAATCGCCTCAAAGTGTGCCCCGTGCAGGAAATGGAGCACCAACGGAACCTTCTCGTGGCCTCGGAGGCTTTTAATGATTTTCTAACAGCATTAATTGCTAATGGCTCTATTGCCGAGGAAGAATTAAAAACCTTACTCAAAGCTCAGGAGTTTAAACAAAGAGCTGGATACTATCCAGAATAAAACATAACCACGATTGGGGGTGATAATTTGATAACTAACTTCATATTAGGCGTTGTATGACGGAGGTGGTCCAATTATCTCCCTACTCAGGGTTATGAGTAAATTTTAGAAAGGATATGCAAAATTGAAAATTTCTTATAGTAACAAGAAGTTGCCATTTAAGTATGACATTAATACAGGAACTTTTACAGAAGTACCTCAAATGAAACAAAATTCTGGCGAAAGTTCTGTAAATAATGAATATAATGAAAGGCCAAGCTTTACGCAAGAGCAACAAGCATTGCTAAATAAAAAGCCAAGCCCAAATGCAAAACCACAGCATCAAGTAATGGCAGCTGAACCTAGTATGAGCCAACCGCATGCAGATTTAACATCTCGTATGGGATATTCTCCAATTGCGAATACATTGGCTCAACAAGCTGGTGTTCAGAACGCTGTACCTAATTACCAAGACTTTATAAAGCAAAGGGAACCAATTAATCAAGCAAAAGCTCAATATGAGGCTACCCAAGGCTTCCCTAAAGACGGCATGTATAAGCCATCACAAGATTTTACATCTGTAAGTATGGCACCTAAATTTCAAAGTGATGGTAGTCAGGAATTTGCAGCGAGTCATCAAGGATTATCTAATCCAAATGCTATTTATAGTATTTTGCAACAAGGCAAAGCTTTAGAAGATAAATTCCGTAATGCTGCTGAAGGAAACTATACCCCATTAACAATGGGACAGATTGCTCAACAACGTATGGATGCTCTTCCTCAAGATATGGCTTGGGCACGACAAAATCCATTCTCTAAAGAAATGGGTTATCAATGGGCTGACGATGCTAAATTAGGTCAACTTGGATGGGGAACAGATGACATTGCTTCTATGAAAGCACGTACTGAATTCCATCCACAAGAGATTGAAGAATTATATCGTCAAGGTGCTATTAGAGCTCCATATCGTGAATATTTAGCAGAGCAAGAACGCTTACGTCAACAAGCGGAAGCAGAAGCAGCTAGAGTAGCGGCAGCTAGAGCGGCATCTTATTCATATAGCGAACCTGATTATTACGAACCACAATCAGATAATTCCAGTGAAGTAAGTGTACCAGCTCCAGCACCTCAACCAGTATTTAGTGGTGATTATTCTATTCAAGCACCAGAAGAAACAGACTGGAGAAAGGTTCCACTTTATAAAGCAATCGGTGGATTGTTTAGTGGTGGAGGCACTACTCATGTACCATCTAGCGGTTGGACTACCGTAGACGGTTTATAATTTAAGTAAAACATTCACCAACCCAATAGGGAGTGAAAGGAGAACAGACATGAAGGATTTTGAATTTAATTTGCAAACATTTGCAGAAGGTGAAGTAACAGAACCTGCAACTGATACTGAACCAACCGATGTTACAGGTGATGTAACAGACACAGGTGATGACAATACGGCACCTGCTGATTTTGATTTTGGTATTGATGAAAACGGCGACGTATTCTTTAATGGCAATCGAATGCTTTCTTTTGATGGCGAAGACGATGAAGACCCTGCTCCAGAAACGCAGGACTCTGAAGAAGGACAAACTACAGAACCTGAACCAGAAAATAAAGCACCAGAACCACAAATGTATACAGTCAAAGTTGACGGTCAAGAATTACAAGTGCCACTTGAAGAACTTTTGAATGGCTATCAACGCCAAGCGGATTATTCTCGTAAAACACAAGCTTTAGCTGATGAACGTCGTCAGTTACAAGCACAGATGGCACAATATCAACAACCTCAAACGCAACCACAAACACAAGAGCCGCAACAATCACAAGTATCACAAGCGGAATATTATAATAAATTAACAGAGTTTGCAAAAGGTGAAGTTGAAAAACATCTTGGTACTGAGTTTGACGAGTTAAATCCAGTTCATATTGCAGCATTGGCAGACAGCGTAGCAACTATAAAGGCTCAAATTTATGAACAACAAGCAGTCCAAAAGAATTTTACACATGTGGTAAATCAATTCCGACAAGACCCTAACTTTGATGAAATTGACCGCTACGCTCAATGGCGTTTACAAAACATGCCATATCAACAAGCAGTAAAAATTCAAAATGCTTTAGATAATTATGATGCTGAAATCGTAGGACAATTCATGACAGCAGCTCGTAATGAATATTACGGCATGATGAATGCACAACATAATCAGCAAAATACACCGCAACCAGCGGTACCTAATATTCCACAACCAACTAATAAGCCAAAGCCTCCAGTTGTTGAAGGTGCTGGCAGTTCTGAACGACCACCAAAATCTGCTACACAACAAGTCGATTTTAAATCTTTGGGCCGTATGACGAACGATGAGTTGGTTAAAGTATTCCAACAAACTGGTTTAACCAGCTTATAATTTTTGAAAGAGGTATAAAACATTGGCAGATAAGGATATGGCTGTCCGTTCTTTTACCGTTGTTGGTAAAAAAGAGGACATCACTGATTTCGTCACAGCAATTGACCCTGACCAAACCCTATTGACTAACAAGTTTGGCAAAACTTCCGTTAAATCTACAGAACATGCATGGTTAAATGACTCCTTGCGTCCAGCAATGGAAAATGCTTACCAAGAAGCCGTTGATTTCGACTCCCAAAAAGCAAATCCACGTAAACGTGAGTCTAACTACGTACAAAAATTCTTACATGGTTACTCCGTAACTGATACTACTCAAGCAATCGCTAAATATGGTGTGTCCGATGAATTGGGCTACCAAATGGTAAAAGCGACTAAAGAAATTGGTCGTGACCTTGAGTATGCTATCGTTCGTAACAAAGCTAAAGTTATGGGTGATGATGCAGTAGCAGGTAAAATGGGTGGTATCCCATACTTCTTGGAAAACTTCAAAGAAGTTACAGCCGATACTACTGGTAAATTTACACTTGCAAACCATAAATTTGTAAACGGTGACGTAGTTGTATTCCGTGGCAAAGGTTCTAACGCTCTTGATACTAAATTGAAAGCTAACACTCAATACTTTGTAAAAGTTTTGAATGCTAACGAATTTAATATCTGTGCAACTGAACAAGAAACTACTGCAACTGCACCTACTATTATAACACCTGCCGCTGCTATTGCTAATGGTAAATGTGAATTAACTTCTGGTAATGCAGTAGATGCTGGTGCGGTTACTGGTGCTAACCAAAGTAAATTGACATTTGACCTTATCAATGACGCTATGCAAGCAGCATGGTCTCGTGGTGGCTCCATTGACTTCGCAGTAATGTCTGGTAAAAACAAACGTGTATGCTCTGGTTTCACTCAAGGTACTACTAAAAATCGTGAACAAACATCTAAAGAACTCGTTGAAGTTGTAGATGTGTTGGAAACAGACTTCGGTCGTATTGACTTGGTTTCCCACCGTATGTACACTGATGACGTAGTTGACTTAATCGAAGCACAATACTGGAAATTGGGTTACTTAATCCCATTCCACGTTGAAGATGGCTTGCGTAAAGGTACTTATAAATCCAAATACATCACTGGTGATGCTACTTTGGAATGTACAGCTCCAATTGCAAACGCTCGTATTTACAACATTACAAAATAATACATGATATGGGGAGGGCGACCTCCCCTTATTTTTTTAGGAGGTACTATGAATATTGGCACAGATATAGAAATTGACCCTAAGACAGGTGAATGGAAAATTAAACAGACATATGATGAAGGTGTAGTACTCCGTGAATGTAAACGTATGCGTGACAGCATGGAGGAAGGTAGAATTCATGATGGTAAAGCTAAAAAAATTGCCATGATACCACGACATAGATTTGCTACTGATTTTGAATTGATGCAATACCAACAATGTCAAGGTAAAGATAATATTGAAGCTGCTAAATGGCTTAATATCTGGTTAGCTAAAAATCCTGAATTCAGAACTACTAATACCGTATATTCCGAAACCACTGGTAAAATACTTAAATCTACAGCTAAATATGGAGGTATCTAATGATTAGGGTACAATCCATCATTGAAAGTATTTTATATAATATGGATGAGTCTTATAGCAGACAACATTCCAATAATGAACTAATTGACGCTATTAATAGCGTATTAAGATATGTAAATGTGTCATTAATTAATGTCGAAAGCTCTTATATAGCTAATAAAGTTAAATTAAAGCCAAATAACGGTGTAGCTAAACTCCCATCTGACTTTGGTAAATTTGACTCTATTGAAGAAGATACAAACAAAACCTATGAAATTATGGGTAATAAAATTTACATTGAAAATCCTACTACTTTAAAATACTATCGTATTATTAATGAAGTATCCGATGTTACAGATGAAATTGATTTACCTGCAATTTTCTTAGATATGTTTGTACGCTTTTCTACAATGTTACTTAGACGTGAACCTGATAAAACAGGTGGCTCAGACGGCATGGCTAAATTAATAGCTGACGAAATTAAGAAAATGACAGCAAGTGATGCAAGTCGCCCATTAGAGCGACCTATGCAATTTTATGTATAAGGAGTTGTAATGAAAGTTAAAGATATATTAATTTTGGCTAGACAACGCCTTGGAGATATGCAAAAAGTATCATATTCTGATATTGAGTTAATCTATTGTTTAAATAATGCTATTGATAGATTATCTTTTGAATTATATGATAAGCACGACCCAGAATTAACTAAAAAAATGACGATTACTGGAACACAGGAAGTCAAAAGACCAGATGATTTTTTAGCATTTCAAGGTCAATTCCCTGTAATGTTTGAATATCGACCAGATGGCCCAATCATGAAACATTTAGACTCTGAATTTGATGGTACTTTAGAAATAGTATATCATGTGGCAATGCCTCATGTCAACGACTTAAATGATGAAATTCCATTTAAACGAGCTATGTTTACTAAGCAATTATTACAATTTTTGTTATATGAAGCCAAGCCATCCTTAGAAAAAGACAATCAAAACAGTAATACTACACCTGCTGACCAAGGCTAGGAGGTAATATGACAGTTAAAGAATTAATGAATAAGGCAGCATTACGTAATCGTTTATCTGATAGTATTGAGAGCGGCTATGATGATGATGAACTTATTGCATATTTTAACGATGCCATTGATTTTATTTGGCACGTATTAATAGATAATAACTATTATGAGGTTATTGGGGACCATACATTTACAGAAGAAGTAAGCGTAACTCCATCTGATTGGTATAAAGCCACCAACCAAGCACCATTACAGCTAATTGAGGGTGGTAAAAAAATCTATTGTTATGGTAGTTTGCCATATAAAGTAAGATATTATAGACGACCTCAATTCGTTAATAGTGTAGATGACCAATTGCCTTGGACAAATGATGCATTTAGTAATATTTTAGCACAATTAACAATCATCTTTGCAATGAGCAATCATGAATTTGATATGACAGTCGAACAAGATTTTGTAGAGGCTATTATTAATTATTTATAGGAGGATAAATGGATAATCAAAATAACCTGCCATCTACCATAAACGGTGATGGTCGTAAATTTATCTCCCTATTAAAAAAATATTTAGCTGAATTAAAAGATGCTTTAGATAAACAAGTAAAAGAAGTCAATAAATATTTTAATTCAAGTGCTGATAATCCTGATACATTTGCTGAACAAGTATCTGGTATTACAGTAGAAGAAAAAAATGAAAATGGTGTAGTATCATTACTTGTATCGTGGAATTCAGATAATATTAAACAATATGCTGGTGCTCGCATTAATGTTAAAGTTGGAGAATTTACTACTCGGCTAGAAGATTTTAACAGTATTAAATGGACCCGCCAGTATGATACAGCTAAAACTAACTCTTACTTAATACAAGGTGTTGAAGTTGGTAAAAAATATCTAATTCAAATTCGTGCCAAAGATGCTGTAAATGCATTATCTGAAGAATTAAAAGCTCCTATAACATTATATTATGTATCTGAAATAGACCACGCCCCCAAACCACCATATCAATTTACAGTAATATTTGATAAACGTGGAGCTTATTGGTCATGGAAACAATATGACCAAAATGATTATGAGTGGTCAGAACTTCGTTTAGATAGAAATGTGGGTAGTCAACAAAACAGACTGGAAATCACTAGTGGATTATCCTCGACACAAGTGCCAATAGCAAGAAACGGCACGGCATATTTATTTAATAAAGGGATAGGTAATTCTTGGTCAGCACCTGCAACAGTCAATTATAATAAAGCAATCCCTCCAGCACCTCGTAATATTATTATTGAAAAATTTTATGAAGGATTAAAGATTTCATTTGATAGTATTCCAGAAGATTGCAATGGAGCTACAATTTATGTAAATAATGAACCATACCACGTTACTTCAAATGTATTCACATTTAACTGTTCAACTGGCGAATATACTATTAAAATATGTTATACTGACATTTTTGGTGAAGGGGAAATGTCCCAACCAGTAAAAGAGTCTACAGTAGAACAGATACCTCCTAACGCTATTCATATTACTAAGAAAACAGTGTTTGATGATGGTGTAATTGTGGCTAAATATATTGGCGATAAAGCAGTAGTAGGAACTAAAATCCAAGATGGAGCTATTAGTACAGATAAGATTGCCGCCAATGCGATTACAGGTAATAAAATCGCCGCCAATGCTATAACAGGCGATAAAATTAAAGCTGGAGAAATCCAATCTCAGCATATTAAAACAAATTCTATTACAGGTGATAAAATCACTACTAATACATTAGATGGCAGAGCCATTAAAACTGGTACATTAACTGGAGATAGAATTGCTGCTAATACAATCTCTGGTGATAATATTAAAGCTAGAAGTATTACTGGTGATAATATCGAAAGTAAAACTATTACTTCTGACAAATTAGTTGTCAAAGAGCTTGCCGCTATTAGTGGTAAACTTGGTAAAGTAGAGTCTGGAGAAGTAGTTGCTAGTAGTATACACAGTGCCGATAATTCATTTAGTATTGATAAGAGTGGTAATATCAAAGGGGCTAACTTGACTGGTGTTACTATTAGTGGTTCTCGTATTGACGCTGAGAGTATTTACCAAGCAGGATTTCATATTAAAAATGCCGAAATCATAATACAAGAATACAATCATGGCGATACTATTTATCTACCACAAGGATATTCGTGGGATGAGTGTGTAGCTTTACCTATGCATATTACAGGATTTGTAAACACACCAAAGAAAGGTGTCGTAAAACCAGAATTATCATGGTTTTTACCGGGTGGTCAACGACAACCGTACATTGCAATTAACTCATCACATCAGGTTTTCGCATCACTCACTTGGCAAGACAACCCAAATAATCAATTTACCTTTAAAGTAAAGGTAGTTTTAATTTTATTTCAAAAATAGGAGGCTCTTATGGCTGAAACACAAAACTTACACATTACATTTGGTCCATTACCAGAAGGTTTTCGTGGTCCGCAAGGTACGCAAGGTCCAGAAGGTCCTATTGGTCCTCAAGGTCCGCAAGGTCCTAAGGGAGATAGTGTCGACAATACTAAATATCCAAACGTAGCAGGATATTTAAAGCGTCAAAATGTATACACCACTGAAGATTTAGAAAGTATTTTGTATGCTTTAATCGACAATTTGGGTAAACCAATGCCACGTATTCCATCTACGTTCTCTTTCAACCAACCAAGTGCTGGTGATACATCTGTATATGTATATGGTGAGTCTCACTTCTTTGTAATGCTCAGTGGTCAAGAAAATACTAAAACTGAAATTATCGGTGGTGCCGCTTCTTTAGCATTACCTGAACCATTTGGTACTGAAACTCTAGTTATTGACTATCTTGATATGACTGGTTCTCGTGTAGAAACATATCGTATCACTCCAGATATTAATGTAACTACTGTAGCTAAGGCATACCAATACTACAACATTTATGGCGTTGAAACTTTAGATTTACCAAAAGTAACTACTGTAGAGGAAAATGCAATTACTTTCTCTGGGTATAAAACAATTAATTTACCAGAATGTACTTCTTGGATTAAAGGACCACTTAATTTATCTAGCTTAGAGTATGTTAATGCCCCTAAATTAGCATTAACAAAAGAAATGCGTTGGGATAAATTTAGTTTACCTCAAGGTAATTGTGATTTTGTTCTTAGCGAAGCTAGTGATGTCGAAGCACTTGCAGATGGTATTGTTCCTTGGTTAACAGTGTACAATTCTGATAAAACTAAGAAATTCAACTTTAATTCTAAAACTTGGGTTAATGTATAAGGAGTAATATATGGCAAAAGGAAAATTTATTACACCTCAAATGGATATTAATATCAATAAGGGTGATGATACATTTTTCCAAGTCAATATTACAGCAGAAGATGGGCGACCAGTAGATATTACTGGTTGCCTATTCAAATGCAAAGTAAAAGAGTCAGCAACATCGACAGATACTATTTTTGAAGGCAAAACAAAAATTGTAGATGCAGCTAAAGGTATTATAGAAGTCCACTTCCTTAATCAAGATGGCTCTAAAATTAATATTGACGGTGAAAACTTTTCAGAATTAACTCAATACACCTATGATATTATTATGAAAGATACAAATGGATATATTACCCGATTAGCAAATGGTTATGTATTTATTAGTCCTAGCGTAACTTGGGAGGAAGGTATTTAATGGTAGAAAGATTTTTACCACCGCCTCCACCACCTACTGAAACAAGTAGTGGCGAATTTGTGTATGGGTTGTTATATAATAATACACCGTTGAGTGCGGTTGATGATATAATGGTAGTTATTATGGCTACCTGTTTCTTGTTATTTATTGATATTGTTTTACGCTTTATTATTGAAATTATCGAATTTAATAAAGCACGAGGAAAGCCAAATAATCTTAGATACATAATTACAGCATTGTGGTTTGGCTGGGGTTCTATAAAATTACCAAATGGGAAAAGAAAACGCTTTTTAATTAGTAAAAGATTTAGAATGTCTTTATTTAATAAAGTAGCCTTCACATATCCAATCTTTTTCACACTTGCAGCGGCTTCTTGGTCCCTACCAAACGTATCAATGTATGGTCTACGTGTTGATTATATGCTGTCTGTATTATTTATGCTAATACCGTTTGTATCAGAAGTTTGTTCAATTATTGAAAAACTAAACCAAATTGATGCAACAGCATTTAGTTGGTATCCTCAATTAGTTAATTTATTAAAATTTGTAAAGGAGTTTATAAGGCCATGAAACACATCTTACAAATGTTATTATATGAAAATGGTGGACTTAGCTTAACGAGAGTTATCGCTGTCATTTTCGTATTACTGTTTGTAGGTGTTACTATTTTCCTTGTGTGTTTTGATATGACTTGGGGCCACTTTGAAACACTAGCAGCTATGGCTACTGGTGGTGGCCCTGCCACCCAAATTGCTAATAAGTTTATCAATTCAAAATACAATTCAGAACAAGGTTCATATAGACAAAGGGAAGGTGCTGAATAATGGAAATTAAACAGACAAATCATATACAATCTAACATTACTACCGCACCCAAAAGTCATGTATCTTTAACTACTGGTATCAAAGGTGACAAAGGGGATAAAGGAGAGAAAGGGGACACTCCTAATCTCTCTTTTAATCTTGATAATAGTGGCAATTTAAGTGTTAGTATCACTACAGGAGATAACACTACAACAACCAATCTAGGCAATATTCAAGGTCCTAAAGGTAATATTGGTGAACAAGGTCCTCAAGGCTTACAAGGATTAACTGGCGAGAGAGGACCACAAGGTGCAACTGGCCCAAAGGGTATTGACGGTATAAATGGTCAGCAAGGACCTAAAGGAGATAAAGGTGAACAAGGTCCTCAAGGCCTAAGGGGTTTGCAAGGTATAGCTGGTGATATAGGTCCTCAGGGTCCTACTGGTCCAAAAGGTGAGAATGGATTAACTCCGCAAGTTGAATTCCAGTTAATTAATGGCAATTTGTCGGTATCTATCACAACAGGTCAAAATACTGTTGTCAAAAATTTAGGTAATATCCAAGGACCTAAGGGTGATAAAGGTCAGCAAGGTGACAGAGGTTTACAGGGTATACAAGGTCCAGCTGGCGAGCGAGGACCACAGGGTGTAGCAGGTATTCAAGGGGAGAGAGGACTTAAAGGGGATACTGGTCCTGCTGTTGATGTATCTACCATTCAAAATCAAATCAATATTAACTTAGAGACATCTCTTAGACCGATTTTAGATGGCTTAAATAGTATACGACAGGAGCTACAAAAATGATTATCAACGATATTAAACAGACACTTGGTGATATTTTAGATAATATAAAGAGTATTAAATTAGAAAATAAATCACTCAATAATTTAATTGACCAAGTAAAACGCACATTAATACAACATGGCTCTAGTTCTGGCGAAGTAGAAAACACTAGTCTTGTAAATATACTAAATGCTAAGTTAGATAATGCTGCTCTAGGTAATCCTGATGAGATTATTAAAAAATATCTTAATTTTGAATTAGCAGTGGATATTACTCTGCCAGATAATGGTAATATCCCAGATAATTATCTGACAAGAGCATCTATTAAAACATTAAGGTATAATGGTACTGAATTATCTTGGATAAATTTAGCAAACAGTGCATCTGTTGACACAGTTGATATGCCAAATCTGGTAACTATGCATGCCCGTTTATTAGAAAGTGGTAAATGTAAAACATTAAAAGCACCCAACTTAAAAATATGTAAGGGCTTATTCCCATTCTCTAATGAGGCACCAGAAACTATCTATTTACCCAATCTGGAGCAAATGGAATATAACGGACTGTATTATAACCAATCGACTAAATTTGTCATATTACCAAAAATTAAGAACTTATATGAAGGCTCATTTTTAGCAATGACACGTGTTGAGCTAATTTATTTAGGTGGTAATTTACCAAAGGTTATTGGTACACGTGTTTCAAAAAACTATGTAGGAGAAACTAAGCCAGTATACGTAGTAATTACAAACGCTAATCCACCTCTATTGGATGACGCAAATAATATTATGCAGCACAATCAGCGTAGAGATGATAGAAAAACATACTTTGTAGTCCCAGATAGTGCTAAAGAGTCCTATAAATCAGCTACAGACTGGAATTTATTACAAAACTATATTATTGGCAGAAGCGAACTGCCCGCTAAATATGAGACTATATTGCAACAATACGGATTGGGGGTATAAATGGCTAAGAAAGTCGGTAAAACAAAGAAGATTATAACAATTAAACTTGACAACTTAACAGGAGGTATGAACCTCGCATCATCCCCAGAATTTATTAAAGATACCGAAGTAGTTCGTTTGGAGAATATGGAATTCGACGTAATGGGAAGTAAACTTAGAACTAGACGTGGATTAAGTAAACCATTAGCCGAGTTCCAATCTCCAGTAACTTATGTCTATAATGACTACGAAATGAATGACTACTTCATATTTCTTAAAAATAAAGAAATCTATCGTTATGAATTTGGCAAAACACCAATACTGATAGGCAAACTAAATGGCTTATCGGAAAGACCTTCATGTTGTAAGTGGAAAGGTTCCGTATTAATTGCTAGTGGCTCTAAATTACAGGAATATAACTATCAACAACTCAAAGAAATATCGACAAGTCCTGATTGTGATATTGTATTTACTAGAGCCTCTCGTGTTGTAGTTGCTAAAACTGGTTCTGATTTGCTAATTTATTCCGCTATTGGTGATGTAACTGGATGGTCTATCAATAGTAATGATGCATCTGCTCGTAAAGATGTCAATATAGGCTACGGCGATGGTGGAGATATAGTAGCCATTTCTGAATTAGCATCTGATGTTCTAGTATTCAAAAGCAATGGATATATTTATGATGTTCAAAATGAACCAGAAGATTGGTCTATTACATTACTCGCTAATAACTCAGATGTTGTTAGTCGCCATGCATGTGATAATATTAATGCAGATATAGTATTCGTATCTACTAGAGGTCTTAAATCTGTCAAAAGTTCTCAGGTGTATGCCAACTTTAACGTAATGGACATTGGTAATAATATCAACCCAGAATTAAAAGATAATATATCAAAGCCATTTATCGCTGATTTAAGAAGAACAAAACAGATGGTGGTAAGCGGTGCCAGTCAACGTGAAATGTTTGTTTATCATTATTGGCTTGGCGGATTTACAAAATGGATATTCCCATATAATGTTACATCAATTTGTGAAAACCAATACCATGTATTAGTATCTATGAATAATGATGATAATCATGGTGCAATTTACGAATTTGATTTTAAATATACTACTGATAATGGGTATTCTATTCATCAATTAATTCAATCTAAAGAAATGAGAGATACTCATAATCTTAATGCTTATAGAACGTATATTGATATACAATCCGAAGAAAATGATGGTCGTGGCTATATTTATATTAATAATGTACAATTAACTCATAAATGGACAAAAACAGAATTACAGGGCGAATTCAAAACACAGATTTTATCTCCAATTTTGAAGTTCCGTTTTGAAACAGACGACCCAATTATTTTTAAATATATTTCATTTGATATTGTATTAGAACGTGAGTCTATTGTTAGCTCTTCTGAAACAAATAAGAGACGAAAATCCACAAGACGTCGAAAGGGTAGAAACCAGAATGATTTTCTAAAAGGAGCACGTAAAGATGGCGGTAGCCCTTACAGCTAATATACAAAAACATATTGACGAATATCAAAAACGTGTTGGTCGTAGTTATCTTGACGATTGGGATTACCAATTACATCCATTGATTTGGCTCAGAGAAGATGGGTCATTTTTAACATTTGGTATTATTGGTGATACGCTAGAAATTGATATTGGGTGTGGAGTGCCTCTTGTAGAAGGGTGGAAACACATTCAAATCATGGCTAAACGATTAGGTATTAAAAAAGTAGCATCGTATACAGACACACGTAATCCTAAAGCGTATGCTCGATTAGTTAAATGTAACTATGAACAACGACAAAATGAAAATGGAATATATTATTACTTCACTAAGGAGGTTTGAATGGGTAAATCTAAAACAACTATCCATGAACGCCAACTAACACCTGAAGAACGCCAGTTAATTGCAATGCAAGGTAGATATTTGAATTCTATTCAACCTAGTATTGATGCATTGGTTAATTATGGTACAAATCAAATTCAAAATATTGTAACTCCTGATTGGCAAAAACTCTACAATGACCAAACAGCAGAAATGCAACAAATCAAGAATGAATTTACACCACTTAGCCAAGGTATCTTACCAAGCGTATTTGCAAATGCTAAACAAAACTACTTTAACCGTATGTATGAAAATACGATGGGCAAAAACTTAGCAAGTTTAGCACAAAAAGGTGTTGTTGATAGTTCAAGATTTAATACAGCGACAAATGATTTGCAGAAGAACTTTGCAGCACAAATGTCTCAAGATTATGATAATAACTTAAAAACAGCAGCTGGTTTATTAGACCAAAGAATGAGATATGCATCTACGCCAATTGATTATGCACAAAAAGCTCATCAGGCATCTTTTGCACCAGTACAAAATTCTTTATCATTAGCACAAGGTCAAAACCAAGCCACTAACCAAGCACTACAAACACAAGGACAACTAAACAACGGTCGTACATTTGCTACTCAATCGTCTAGTGGTGGTTTCTTAGGTGGTGCATTATCTCTGGCTGGTTCATTAATTGCTTGTTTCCCTTCGTATGTAATGGTTGAAATGCACGATGGTCACGAACAATCTATTATCTCTATTGAAGAAGGAGATAAAGTAAAAACAAGACATGGCTACGCTACAGTAGTAGAAAATAGACATATGGGTAAACAACAAATCTTCTTGTTGGTTACTGCTAATCATAAATTACGTACAACAGCAACTGAGGTATTTAATACTCTTGAAGGTCGTAAACCGTTATCTGAACTTACAGAACATGATAAAGTTGAAACTAAAGATGGCTTTGAACGTATTGACTTTATCCTTGATACTGATGATAAAGAGGAAGTATATGAATTAGTATTAGATACAGATGATAATATGTTCTTAGCAGAAGGTATTTATGCTGAGTCATTCTAGGAGGAACTTATGCAAGTAATTCAAACACACGATAACGACTGGCAAACCCAATTAGGTAATTTGGCTGGTCTTATCGGCGGTATGATGTTTAACAATAGATTGGACCGTGGTGCTCTTCGTGAAGCTAATAATCAAGCACAAAAAGAAGAATTAGCTCGTCAACAAGGTTTCACATCTGGACTCGCCAATCTTCAAGGTTTATATCAAAACCCTGAATATGCTACTAATAAAAACTTACAAAACCAAGCTATGAATATTCAAGCTGATTTAGCTGGTCGTGGTTATCGCAATGCATTTGGATTAAATGCTGACACAATCGGTGGTGCATTAACTAACAATGCTGGTGCGATTGACTACATTAAGGGTTATGGACAAGCTAACCAAGGCTTACGTGTCCATGACCAAAATTACCAAGATTTTCCTAACTACTGGCAAGCATATGGTGGTTTAACACAAAATATTAAATAGGAGGTACTATGGCTGACTATATGGGATTATTGCAGAGTTATGGTTTAACTCCTGCGGCAGCGGCTGGTATCCTTGGAAATGGCACTATTGAGTCTAATTTAGACCCAACCATTATTGAAGGTGGCGGTCATGCAAATGAAATTCCAGTTAATGGTACACATGGTTATGGCATCTTCCAATATACAAGTGCTGATAGACAACAAGGCTTAGCAGATTTTGCTAAGTCTTTAGGCATTTCTTCTGGTAGTCCTGAAGCACAATTCCAGTATATGTTAAAAGAGCTTGGCCCAGAGGGTATTAACGCAATGAATAGTTTTGATACTCCTGAACAAGCAGCTGTGTGGTTTCATAATAACTTTGAAAAAAGTGCTGATACTGATTTATATCCTAGACAAAAAGCAGCTCGTGATGCTTTTTCTCAAGCTGGTTCTCCAACGTCTATGACACGGTATCAGAATAATAATCCTCAAGCACAAAATTTTGCGTTTGATGACCCAAATGAAAAGTTAGACTGGACAAAAATAAACCAATTAATGAATTACCAAGTAGCAAGCCCAGAAGTAGAAGCCGCACGTGCTACACAAGCAGGGCGTATTGCTGGCTTACGTAATGCATCTTACTTTGGCGAAATGGGTACAGCATTAAGTAAAAATAATGCAGACCAAATGAAAGCCTTAGTAAACCAAGCGGTGTCTTCCGCAAATACAGCTAACAATCAACAAAAATTAACTAACGCTGGTCAGTTAGCACAAATGATTGCTGATAGTCATAATAGCTCTAATAGTAAAATGTTAGCTAGTCTTGGACAAGCATTAGGTGTTCGTTTGGACCCTATGGCTGATAGATATATGAGTAATAACCAAATGGCTTTATTGAATATGAAACGTCAACAATCTCTTGATGACCAAGCACGTACATTCGCTCAAAAGAAAGAGCTTATGAATATGCAATTCCAACAACAAAAAGAATTACAAAACGCCAAAATGGCTCAAGCTATTGCTGTTGCTGGTATGCGTGGACGTGGAGCATCTGGTTCTAAATTACCTGACGGTTCATATTTAGGTGCAGATGGACAACCACATTTGACAATTGAACAACAAAATAAAGTTGGCAAAATATTAGATGCTGGTAAAGCTGATTTTACAGCAGCATCAGATGCTGACTGGGCACAAACATCTTATGATGGGTGGAAAGGTTCAGTGGCCAATACAACACAAGGAATTATTGATAAATTATCCCCATATGCTAATACAGTTGAAGGACAAGATGCAATAGCTAAAGTATTAGGATGGCAAAAATATGACCAAGATGCAAAGACTAAGGTATGGGGTACAGAAAAACAAACAGCGTATACAGGATAAAGGAGTTTAATATATGGCAAGATGGACAGACGGATTAGCTGATAGAAATGCTCAAGCCGCATATGAAAATAACTTAGCCCAATATGGTTCTGACTATATGGGTAAAGCCAGCTACAGTGGTATTCTTGACGAAACGTTAGGCAACTTTAGTGCTGGTATTGATAGACTAGGTTCTGATATGTTAGGGTCCGTTGCATACGGACTCTCTAACATTGATGGAGATACAGCACAATGGCTAAGAGGCAAGGCCGAAGATGAAGCAAACTTTTATGCTAATTTGTCTGCTTACCGTAGTACAATGGGCGACACAGCTAATATGCCGTGGGATGAACAAGTACGTAATCCACATTACTGGTCTGCTCAAATTGGTAACTTCTTTGGTAATACTGCTCCTCAAGTCGCAATGGCTATGCGTACAGGCGGTGTTGCAGGTGGTGCTGTTAATGCTACTAAAATTGGTGGTCTATTAGGTAGAGCTGGTTTAAGCGAAGGCTTGGCTGGTGGTGTTGCAACAGGTTTAGGTAAAATAGCTAAATACGGTTCCGAAATTGCAACTGGTGCTGGCTTAGAAAACTTACAAAATGCTGGTTCTATTTATAATGATTATAGATTTGCTGGATACGACACTGATACAGCAGGTGATGCATTCAAACAATCTTTAAATCAAGGTTGGGCTCCTGCCGCATTAGATTATCTTGCAGACCGTGCGGGAATTTCTGGCAAGGCTGGTATGCTTGCGAGTGCATTTGCTAAAGATGGTGGCAAATTAATTGCTAAAGGTATTCTTGGCAACGCCGTCAACAGTTCTTTAGAAGGTTATACAGAAGCATGGCAACAAGCTATTGAAGGTCGTATTAAAGGTCAAGAAGGGTATGACCAAGTATCTATGTTAGACCCTAGCACATGGACTGACGATATGTGGACATCTGCTAAGGATGCGTTTAACGTATCTATGGCTGTTGGTGGTATGGGTAGTACAGCTAGACACTTAGGTAATAAAGCACTAAATAAAGCAGACGAAATGGCTGGTTTAACTGCCGATAGTGATATTCTTAACGATGGTACTCAACCTCCTATTGCTGTCAATAATAATCCAATGGCTGATGCTGGCATTGATATTGCATCTGACGTGACTGAAACGCCTGATATTATAAACGAAACTCCACTTGGTAATGTAGAAATTGATGATATTTCTAACGCATCCTACTCGCCAATGATGGAAGAAAGTGGTTTTGCAACAGCTGTTAATAAGGCACTTAATAATCGTCCACCTGAAGATTATGCAGAAATGATGAATAAACTTCAAGATGAACGTGCTAATATTATGGAATTACATGGTAATAAACCTGCTGACCAACTTTCTCCTCGTATGTTTGAAGAAAACTTTGTTAATGCTGGTTTAGAACCCAAAGCTGCACGTTTAGTATCTCGTAATCTATACAATGATATGGTTGGTACTAACGAAGTTGTAGAAGATACAAATGAAGTACCACAAGAAGAAAGCCTAGCAGATAAAGCAGATAGATTAGGTGTTACACTAACTGATGCGGAACGTGCTAACTTAGAACGTGAAAACCCAGATAAAACATCTGTTCGTGATATCGAACGTCGTATTGCAGATACTGAAAAGAATAATGCATATAACGAACAAATTCGTGAAGTTGCAGAACATCGTAAAGCGTATAATGACGACAGATACGAAAACTCTCCTAATAAAACATTCTTTGAAAACGAATATAAAGATAATCCGTATAAAGCACAAGATGCAGCTTATCGTGTACATAATGCAATGGAAGCACGTAAAAAAGATGCACGCAGTTCTGATATTAAAAAGCAAGAGCAATCTAAGAATATTCGTAACTACTTAGCTAAAGCTGGTATTAAACCTGCTAATGATTACACAGCAGAAGAACTTAAAAATATCACTGATTATGCTAAGCATATGGACAATCAAGAGCGTACTCCACAAAATGTACAAAGTTATATCCAAAATCGTGATATGGCTAAACAAGTAGAGAACGTAATTAATACATTACCTCCTAAAGATAGCCCTAACTATCTACCTGCTAAACGTAACTTAGCACAACAGCTAAGTAAACATCTAGTAACAATGGGTGTTAATGGTTTTGATGTAACTGGTCCTCAATTTGAAAATGTACGTAAAATCTTGTCCACACAAGAACGTCGTATGTTACAAGCTAATATTGACGAAGCTAAACGTGCTAAAGAAGAAACACGTAGAGCAAATGCTCAACTAGCAGAACGTAAACCACAAGATACACAAAAGTTTGTTAATAATAAACAAGTAGCTGTATCTGAAGGTAACTTCGCCGCCGCTGATAAAGAAATGGCTGATTATCTTAACAGTGATAGAGTAACCGACGAAGGCTTGCTAGAAATTCAGCGAAGATTATCTCACACTAGTAGAGAGCATAAACCTAAATTTAAACAAACACTTGATGCTTTGCAATACCGTGCACAAAAAGGAGATATTCTTGGTGGCAAGGTTGGTAATTACAATGTAATGGTCCGTAAACCTAATTCCGAATGGAAAGCACGTAAGGTAAAGGATTACACTCAAACTATTGACCATGATAATCCTACAGGTGAAAATAGAGAACCTATTGTTACGCCATACGAAGAACGTAAAGCATTAAATCCTGCTCAATCAAAACCTAAGAAAGCAAAGAAGGCTCCTTCTAAACCTCGTACAGTAGATGTTACTACAGAAGAACAAAAAGCTAAAA